GGATTTTTCTGGCATTTAGACCTCCAACTGATCCTCAATCATCGCCTTGGCAAGACGGTGGGCTCGCTGCCCCACCTGGTCTGCCCACCTAGAATCTAACATCTGAGCAGCCGCCTCTTCCCAATCCTCTTCCTGCATCGCATTGATAGCGTTTTTAAAATTTAAAAAGCGACTCATCCCGAGATTGAACACCATATCAACTACAACTCTCTGACGCACCTCGCTCATGTCTCTCCACCAAGGCATCGCGTTGTCCAGTTCCTTCGTCACTCTCAGGATGTCGTTGTCCAGGAGATACCTGGCTTCGTCTTCTGTGATGCCTAACTCTTCGACGTTGCGCCCGACACCGAGCGTTATGTACCCCGCGCTGCATTGGTAAGTCTTGAGCTCCAATCCCTCATGTAGAATTAACTGGTCTTTCAGTTTGTCTACATCCATGTCTTCAATCCTCATCAGTTCAGAAGATCTTTATCTGCCTTGCGCGCACCACCCTTGCCTGTGACAAATGATTTGAGCCTTCCCATTGCCCACTGGTGTGCTGAAACCTTTGGCCGAGACCCCGCAGAATAGTACGCCCCAAGCCCACGTTTGTAGACCTTCTCCATTGTGGACCGAGAAAATCTTGAGCTGATTCCTTTGTATGTCGCCATTACGATCTGCTCCTTTGTTTCGAGATGCGGTCCATCTCCTCTTTGGTGAGCGTACCCTTACGATACTTCTCCGCTGTGCGTTTGATCTCTGCTCTCCTGGCTTCTGGGTTGGCAGCACCAGCTGTATACTTGACGGGCACACCATCTTTCTTTTTGACTTCGCGGAACTTCCGCATCAACGATCTAGCCATTATTTTTTCTTCCTATCCAAGAATCCTTCGACAGCGCCGCCACCGAAATAGAAGCCTAAGATAATCAGCATCGCATAGTTAATACTGAACTGTTCCATTACCTTGGTCACTGCGTCAGGATCACCCTGGCCTGAGATAGTCATACCTAGGACTAAAACATAGCTACCCAGAAACGTTAGGCCGAACATCAAAGCAAGGTAGCGTTGGGCGATTTTAAAAGGAGCGTAGGCTTGCAGAAGCTGGGTTTTCGCATCAGCCTTGGCTTTGACCTCTTCTTCCGTCGAGGTATGCATATCGTCAATCAGCTTCAGACCACTCTCGATGACCTTCTCTGATCCTAGTATCTTGCCAATAACTCCAAGCATAGTTACCTCAGTATCTTTGTGCTTTGCGGATTAACCCACTCAGGGATGCAATACGCTTGCACCTTCCGCTTAGTCCAATAATTGTATCTTGTTCTACTCACTCGATCAGCGAAATAATTGCATCTGTCGATAGAGTAGAAATATGCCTTCTTGTCTGGTATCACGGTTCCTTCTGCTGTCATGATAATTAACGCGAACACATAAATCATACTGCCCTCAAAGAAGCGATCCAATATATAAAACCACCGATTGAAGCCAATCCCAACAAACATACAAAGACAATAACCATAGACCGTAACAAAGCCAGGTTTCTTTGACGCTTTGCGATCTTGGCTTTCTTCTGTGCTTCGATTGCTTCATCACGATTACGCTTGGCTTCTGCTGCGTACCTCAAAAAATCTTGATACAAGTTTGCTCTGCCCTGGTAAATAAGCATGGTCTTCAACTCTTCTTCGCGTTGGCGTAACTTTTCGAGGTGGAGAAAGTTTTCAAGGTCAGAGCCTGTTGACTGCGAGCTGCCTGATTTTTTCTGTATCTCTGCCTTCGCGTCGAAATATTTGCCAAGTTGTTCAGCACAATCACTGATGTCTTTGCCATTCTTCAGCAGCTCTTTCACCGCACCAATCGCGGTGTTGGCGGTTTGAACTACGGCAATGGCTTCAAAGATCACGATCTTAGTACAAGGGATATCAGCAGGAGCAGAGAGGCTCCAGCAGTGGAGATCATAATCATCTCAATGCGTTTTACACGGTGCAGCATCTCTGCCCAACGCTCTGCGCAGACTGCTTCATGCGTAGCTAAGTTTGATTCAACTTTATCAATCCGCGAGTGTGCTGAAGCCACAGTGCGATTATCCATCAGATTTCCTCCGGCCAATCGTTGATCGGTGCAACTGTGCTGCCATCAGGGATATCATACAAAGCCATAACTTTCGCATGAGTGTTAGCCGCTGTTATTGCATCTTCGATAGTTTTTGACGCAGTGCGTACAGCCGCTCTGTAATTTGCCACGGTATCTGGTATCGCTTTGTTTGTTTCACTTTTCCGAATGACGTACCAGTCTGTGCTTCGTAGGATTTCTTGAGCTTGTGCTTTGATGGTTGCTGTTGCGACCGCTTTGATGGTTGCGACATCTTTCTTGATAAGGCTTCCGTCATCTTTCACTCCAGTATAAAAACGGTCATCATAGTCGGTATTGACATATGTTAAGCCGTTTGCTTTTTTGACTTCATCAGACCAATGAGTTGACCAGCAAGACGGATGACGAACGCTCCCATCTGCCGAATCAAACGCTTGACCCTCTTTGATTATCTTATCGCCTAGTTTCCAACCCATTTCAAAATCCTCATGGTGCGTCCGTACCGATATCAGAACTTGATATACCGCTTGATGTAAGATGATTATTGTTTCCAGACGTATCTGCTCCTACTGTTGAGGCTGATGCTGTTCCGGTTCCAGTTTGTTTGTACTGCAAGCGGAATCCATTCGTTCCAAACGTAAGGTCTTTTGTATCAATCGGAATAAAAACTCCGCCAGAGGTTTTACCGAAACTGGATTCGTCTAATTGCGTACCTTCAATAAAGTTTGTCTCTGCAAGTTTGGCGTTGATTCTTTGATTTCCATGACCATTTCCAACAAAATTTGCTTCTGCATTGTTGATATCACAATCGTGGTTGATATCAGGAAAAGTGTTGTGTTCATCAAATGATACTTGAGTGCCATCTAGATAGGCTTTCACCCTGTTTGAAGGTGTGCTTTGTGTCGTGTCTACGGCAAATATCAAACTATGGAAACTGCTTGTATCAGTTAAAGTAGTGCTCGAAGTCAAAAAACCACTGCTCGATCCGTTCAAAAGCACTCTTATTTTATTTGCGCTGAATCCAAATCCGTCACCTTCACTTGCTGTACCAAACACATATTGATCACCGCCAAAAGTTGCTGTTCGCTTGATCCAAGTAGAGAATGTAAAAGTTCTTCGATTCCCTGCACTGCTTGGAGTTCGACTCAATTGCGCATTGTTGCCAGACTGAAAATTCAAAGAGTTGGTAACGATAAATTCGTGCGTAGTAAACCATTGTGCTGAATTAAACATATCATCAACCAAAATTTAATTGTGGAGAAGAAAGCAAAATACTGTTGTCTGCTTTGATAATATAAGCCACGACATCGTAATCATTGTTGCCTGACGAAAGAGTCAAAGTGGCTGATCCTGGAGTCTCATAATCTCCATGCAGAGAAACTGTCCCGGCACTACCGGAGCTTGGTTGAATAAATATTATAGTGCCTGTCTGACCAATCTGAGACCCTTCGGTCGTTGGTTCCGCAAGAGTGTTTGATCCTGACGACAAAGTTAAGATGAAATTCTGATAGGTATCAAAGTCTAATGTAAGATTTGTACCGCTGAATGTGCTTGGTAGCTGTGCTTTGGTGAATGTGTTTTGCGCATTAGTCGCAACGATGTTTGCCCCTGCCAGGCTCGTAGCCCCTGTACCACCGTTTGCAAGCGGCAGCGTCCCAGTTACTTCTGCGGTCAGATCAACCCCCGCATTCTTGATTGTGACCGCGCCTGAACTAACAGAAAAATTGTCACTTGAGAATGACGCAATACCTTTGTTACTAGCTGTTGCGTCTTCTCCTGCAATAGTCAGGGTATCTGTCGCACTGACTGTCGCGTCAATCCCTTCACCCGAGGTGACTGTCAGGGTGTCGCCGTTTGCAATCGCCTGCGTTGTTGATCCGTCTGAGAGCGTAAATGAACCAGATGCATCTGCTCCTGAGTATGAAAAAGATAGTGTAATCCCATCTGTGTTGCTGAAACTGCCATTGCTGACAACGTGTGTCACAGGGACTTTGGTGTAGCCAGAAGCATCTGTGACCGCACCACTGACCTTGAACAAAGCAAAGGTTGATGGAGTTCCTTCCTTTGTGATCAGTATGATTCCTCTAGCTGTTGAATTCGTCACATCATCAAACGACTGCACGAATCCAGAGATGTCTACAGAATTATCGTCAACATCATCGATAAACAAAATGCTGACTGAACTGATTGTTCCATTGTTAAAAGCTAATTTACCGTTCCCTGGATCAGCATCAGAGGTAGAGTCC